TTTCGTCAAAAAGCTGAATGGTCGCACGTCCTTTTATCATGTTTCTCCCTCCTCAAATGGTACATAAATAAACGATGTCTGGAAGCTGCCGCACGGCGCGTTATTCAGAACATCGGTCAGATTTCCGACATCTCCGTCATACAGCAGAGTAATGCTCTGAACGCTGTCTTTCATCACGGAACTTCCGAACGCAAGCCAAATCGTACTGCCGAAATCGCCGATGCCGAAATCTGCGGAAATCGGCTGCAAGCGCACAGTTTCCTTTTCGGTGGTGACTATCATCGTGAATGCCGTGGTTTCAATGCGCTCCGCCTTGACAGGATTTCGCAGTTCAATATACAGCTTTCTGTTCGATACGTTCACCACTGTTATGGGCGGCGGAGTGATTATTTTCGGACTCCATGCGTCCGGGAATACCGCCCTGATTGTGGGTTCAAGCGTTTTTCTGCCCTTTTCACGCTTTATGAAAGCTGTCATAGGTTCGCTGAACTTGAACCTGTGCGATTTAAGTATCTCAAACAGCAGAGTATCCGAAGTACGCACAAGGCTCTTTCTGACGGTTCGGCGCATAGTAAAACGAACCTCGTCCTCGCGCGCTTCAATGTAGCCGTCCCAGGGAGTATCTCCAGCAAGGTAAGCGCCCATTACATAGCCCCACGTCTGCATTTTCGGGAATTTACCCTCTGCACCGTCAGCCGAAACCACGCTGAGCGACATGGTATTTTGACCTACTTCCGATGTGAATGGGTAGGTGTAGGTCTTTGTGTGTGCTCCCACGCTGAAATACTCCTCATACCGCATGACTTCGTTTTCGTTCTTTTTCAGAATGAACGCAAGAGTTCCTGCGGCTGAAATCACGAATTTCACGGTCGAGCAGAATGCCGCATATGTTGCTTGAATCGCACTGTAAGTAATGCGGAACAGCCTTTGCGACTTGTCTGTAACCGAAATATCCGTGCTGTTTGTCGCGGTTTTCAGTTCTGCAGTGGATTCGCCCACGTCCTTGCGTATCTCGTTGGTTTTCTGCTCCATCTGATAGAGATTGTCCGAAATGCTCGGTCTGTAATCTCCGACCTCGATGGAAATCTCACGGCGGTTGTACGGGTTGAAACTCATGGCGATTATGCGGGTATTCACATTGAGATTGAACGGGTGGAATACTATCTGCACATTGTCGCCGACCGAGAAATTGATATTTTTGTACAGCGTTAGTCCGTAATTTGTAGTTCCCGAACGGCTGTCGGTTTCCATGGTCAAATCCGAAACGTTGCGCCCGTCCATAATGCCGATATAGTCCTGCGAACCTCTGTGGGAACGGATATTTATTTCCGTCCCATTGTACTCGATTTCTCCTCCGCAGAGCGCAACTAGCTGCATTAAGGCGGCTCGACGGGTACATTCTCGATTGATTTTCAGCTTTATAGGGACGGTCGTGTCGCAAATTCCTGCGGTCAGCGAAGTGCCTTGCAGCAAAGAAATAAGGCACTCGCCGGGAGTGCCCTCAAAGTCAAATTCAGTCAGCTTGTATTCGTCATTGTTAAGTTCGTAGGACTTGTGCTCGCACTCCACGGTGCAAATCGCAATGCCGTTTGACAGGGATTTCGACACTTTCACAACATTGAAAAGGTAGTTCAGAGTGTCGCTTTTCAGCCGTACCTCCAGTCCCGTGAATATCTCCGAAGCCATCGATGAAATCACGGAAAACTGAAAGGTGCATTCTCCGTTCAGACTGTCGGTAAGCGATGCAGAAATCACTCTTGCGAACACACCTCGCACATTGCCGTTTTCGGTCACGATTATCTCAACCATCACACCGCCCCCGCATTTCTCACCGTAACCTTGTTCTGATTCCACTGTATTCTTGAAATTACCTTAGTCAGCGGAACTCCGTCAATGCTTAGCGGAATTGTCAAGTCAAAAGCTTGTGTCTGTCCCAAACCGTTAAATCCCGAAACAGTGCCGTTCATATCCAAATTGAAATCCGACGGGATAGCGTTCTGCATACTCTTTGAAACGTCCTTCATCTCATCGCCGAAGCCCTCGCCAAGGCCCTCAGCCATAAAGCCGCCGAGATTGGCGAATAGCTTTGACGGCGAGTGAATTCCGAAGAAGTCCTTGATTCCGTCCACGATGCCGCCGAAAAATCCGCTAATCTGATTCCAGAGCCACGCGCCCGCGTCAGAAATGCCCTGCCACAGACCTTTCAGAAGATTACCGCCGACCTCCGCCATCTTGCCGAAGTAGCCGCTGAATGCGTCCACTATTCCGGTTATGATTTGCGGAATCGCCTTGACTATCTCCACAATTATGGTCGGAAGATTTTCAATCAGGGCAATAAACAGCTGAACTCCTGCCGCAACAAGCTGCGGAATCGCTCCGATAACAGCGTCTATAACGCTTGAAATAATCTGCGGAATAGCTGCAACAATGGTCGTGATGATTGTCGGCAGGTTCTGCACAAGCGCAACGAGCAGCTTTATTCCTGCTTCGATGATAAGCGGAATTGCGGAAATCACCGCCTTGATAATGCCGTCAATTATCTGCGGAATTACCTCCACGATTGCCGCAATGATGTCCGGCAGAGCGGTCACGAGCGAGGTTAGAAGCTGTATTCCCGCTTCGATTATCTGCGGTATCGCGCTGATGAGGAAATCTACGATTCCCGTGATTATCTGCGGCAGGGCTTCAATGAGGATCGGCAGTGAATCTAAAATACCCTGCGCCAGTTCGGTTATAAGCTGCAAAGCTGCGTCCAAAATGAGTGGGAGGTTGTCCACAAGCGTTTTCACTATCTCCACGACAACAGCGACTATCTGCGGAACAAGCTGCGGAATCGTGTCCGCAATGCCCTTGATGAGCGACAGCAGAATATCCGCTCCGGCTGACACGATTTGCGGCAGCAGTCCCACCAGAGCCGAGATTATCTCGGTCACGATTCTGGCAATGGTCGGAGTGAGTTCCGAGATAGCCGACAGAAGTCCGTCCGCAAGCGCCTTGATGATACCAGGAGCGCTTTCTAGGACCGCTCCCGCAATGGAGGTGATGAGTTCAACAAACTGCGGAATCAGCGTTCGGATAGTGTCGATAACTGATGTAACGCCGCTTTTCAGTTCGTCCGCCGCTTGCTCGTTGCCTGCGAGGAGGTCGGCAAGACCGTCTGTGATCTGCGTTATTCCCGGCAGGAGTTCTCCCACCATGCGGTTCTTCAGACCGCCTGCCGTGTGCGACAGCTTGGTAAGGCTGTCCTCAAAAGCAGCGGACGCAGCTACGGCTTCGTTGCTCATAACCATGCCGTAATCCTCGGCTTCCTGCTTCAGACGCTCGGTTTCCTCTGCGCTTGTGTTCAGGACTGCCGCCATGTCCACAGCGGATTTTCCGAGGAGGTCGTTTGCGGCGGCGGTACGCTCTGCGCCTGCTTTCATGCCTTGCAGAGCCGTAATCACCATGCTCAGCTGTTCGTCCTGGGATTTTCCGTTCAGTTCCTCGATGGAAAGCCCGACAGCGGACAGCTTTTCGGCAGCGGAATCCGAGCAGCCCGCTGCGTCCGTAATGACGGTGGACAGCTTTTTCATGCCCGTCTGGAGGTTATTTACATCAGCACCGCAGCGCTCGAACACATAGCCCCACTTCTGATAGCTTTCGGCGCTTATGCCGATTTTCTGCGAGGTCTTGTCAATCTGATCGCCAGCCGAGCCGACATCGTTCGCCATGTCCCACAGCTTTTTTCCTGCGGCAACACAGGCTGTTCCTACTGCGGCTGCAGCGGCACCCAGAGCCGCGCTGATTTTCTTTGCGGTATCCCCGAGTTTGCTCAGTTTCCCGTCAGCGTCCTCGCTGGTATCTGCGGCTTTCTTGACGGAGTTGGAGAAATCCTTTGCTTCATCTCCGGCTTCGTCAAGGCCTTTGTCAGCCTTTTCAAGGGCGGTGTTGTTGGAACTAAGTTCACGCTCCATGCCGTTGAGAGCCGCCTGTGCGTTGTTCAGCTGTATCTGCCAGCTTTGTGTGCGGCGGTCGTTCTCTCCAAAGGACTCGGCGGCATTTTCGAGGGCGGAACGGAGGGTTTCGATTTTCTGTTTTTGTGCGTCGATTTCCTTGTTCAGAACCTCGCTGCGGGCGGTTAGTGCTTCTGTGGATTTGTCGTTCTTGTCGAACTGCGAATCCACCAGTTTCATTTCTGAGCCGAGAACCTTGAATGAATTGTTGATTTCAGCGAGGGATTTCTTGAACTCCTTTTCGCCCTCAAGACCTATTTTCAAGCCGAAATTTTCGGACATTCTTCGTCACCTCCTTGGAAATGGGCATAAAAAAAGAGCCTTGCGGCTCGGGGATATAGGAAAAGGAGCAGCCTTTGCGGTTGCTCCAAATATAATCTGACGTCAACAAACCGAATCAAATGCAAAACGTTGTCAATTAATATGTTATAAATAGCAATCTACAATGCGCGAAAGCTCATCTATATAATTTTGCACTTCATTTTCCGCATCATTTTCATCTGGATATGAGAAAATGGTATCGTATTTGCAAAGGAATTCATCATATTGTGTTTCACTGCTCTGCAAACCTTTTGCATGAATGTACGACACGACCATTATCGCAGCATCCATCGGGTGTGATTCAAAATTATCAGCATCAGCTAATCCTGATACACCTGAACGGTCACAATTAAATAATCTACGAACTATACTTTCTAATTCAATTGCATCACCATGCTCAATTCTAAACATACTATCACCTCCATTCATTTAGTGATATGTGATCACACTCTTTTCGATTTATTGACAATTTTATTATATCATACATTTCCACTTTTTTCAATTACTTTTTCAATCAAATCCCCATCGGCACAACCTCATCAATATCCGCTTCACGCTTAGGTTTGGAGATCCCCATAAACTGCTTATGGCACTCCCACAGATCCATCAGAAAACCGAACGGCATAAGCCACACCTCTTCCGAAGAAAGGTGCAGCTGCGCCATTCCGTAATAAAACAGCCGGGTGAACAGTTCTGCGTCGTTCACCCGGCTGTTACCGCGTTTTTTGAGGTATCCTCACTCTCAATGTTGCGCTTTGTGCCTTTCAGCATAGCTTCGGTGATTGCGTCCTTGTACTCGGCAAGCTCGCCGGGGGAGGTCAGAAGTTCCACTGTTTCCTCGGTGAGAAGCGGCTTTTTATCGCTGTTTCTGAGATTATGTATCTCAATGCTCTGATTACAAAGCAGCGTAATCAGCCAGATGATTTCATCAAGCGCCATCTCCATGTTCTCAGACTTCATCAGCTTGTCGCCAAGATTATCCAGACCGCCGTAGCGGGTAGAAATTGCCTTTGTCGCGCGTGTGGTGAGAACCATTTCGTACTGCTCGCCGCCAATCGTAATTAAAGAACTGCGTTCATTCGTCATTGCTCATACCTCCGTTACTTTCCTGTTTCAGCAGGCTTTGCCGTGAATGTCGGTTCATACACAGATTTGTACCAACCCGTGATTACGCTGTCCGGAACGTTCTTTTCGCCCTCGGTGGCTTCCGCTTTCCACGGGTGCTTTCCGCTGCCGTCCGGCTTGTTTCTGCGGAGAACAGTCCCCTCAATTGTAGGCGTGGAAAACGTGATACTGTCGCCCTTTGTGGCAAGCGAGGTTGACGGAATACCGAACTTCACTCTGTACAGCCAGAAGTAGCGGTACTTGCCGTTGGACTTCTTCGCCCGAAAACCGATAGCCACGGGCTTGCCGCCGTCCTCACTGGTGGAAATGACCACGTTGTTGCTGTCGATAGTCGCGCCCGTCAGAACCGAAGCCGCATCATTGCCTATATCGTCAACGCCAAGAGAAAGCGTTCCGCTTTTGAACTCCTTGACGATTTCGGAAGCGCCGTCATCGGCATATAACGTTGCTTCCGCAAGCTCCACGGAGAGGTCTGCCGAAATCGCTTTTGCAAGCGAAGCGGGAACTCCATAGGTTTCGTTGCCGTCACTGTCCTCAGTTATCTCAGCGTAAAACAGCTTGTCAAGACCTATTGTTGCCATTTATATCTCCTCCATTTCATAGTTTTTCGCCGTATCAACGGCATAATGATGATAACCCGTATCGTCCTCATGACCGACATATTTTCGGGCGGTTACGGTAATATCCGCACTGAGCAGAGCCTTTACAAGCCTGCTCACCGTGCGGGTGTAGTTCCCTTTGCTGAAAAGGGAAATCCGCACTTCCTGCACATCGGCAGTCGGCGCATTATCCGCATGGAGTTCAAAGCTGCCATACAGCGGAGTGAACACCAGATATTCATCGGGAGCGTTACCGGAATACGCCGCAGTCTGCGCAGGGATTTTCAGCTTTTTGGCTATTGCAGAGAGTTCCGAAAGCAGACTCACAGCCCCTCGACCTCCTTTTCAAATGCGGATTTCATGGCTTCCACGCACTGCTTTTTCACAGCGGATTTTGCAGGTTTCAGAAAGGGTTTTGCTTGTTGCGTACTTGTGCCGTATTCAAGGATATTCGCAATTTTAGCGTTGCTTGAACCATCGGAACGAGGTTCGGAAAAGCCAACCTTTATATCGTGGTTGCCGTTTTTGTCGACCATAACGGGAGATAAACCAAGCGAACGTTCAAGTTTGCCGGTGGAGCGGGATTTGCTTTTAGTCCCCGAACCTACAACGGATTTCAGATTGCTTTTGACCTTTGCGAGAGCAACCTCGCCGCCTACCTGTAATATCTTTTCGGCAATTCTGTCGGTCTGCGCTCCAAGCCGGGAAATCCTCGAAAGGAATTCATCGGGCATTTTTACATCAGCTTTAGCCACTCGGCTGCACCTCCTTGCACAGGACCTCGATATACATACCTCTGCCTTTCACATCTTCAACAGAGGTTATCTCAAATACAGTGCCACCACAGAACAGTCGCATATCTGTTGAGATTTTCACTCCCGGAATGGCGCGAAAACGGAATAGGTCGGTAGCTTCGGAAAATGCGGCTCGATTCGCCCATTTCTCGCTGCCGTGCCGCCCCTCGCGGTAGGCTCTGACATCTGCAATAACAACATCGCTTTCCATCTGAAAACCCTCATCATCAAGCGTGACCTGTTTTTGCGTTATCTGTATCTGCGTGTTCATCTTTCCGAAACTCATACTTTCCACCGCCTGTCCAAACGCAGGAGAATATTCACTGTATCCCACACTTGCTTTCCAGCTTGAACATTATCCCCGAAAAAGCCGCCAGTCGAGCCATCGCGGCTTTCATAGAAATGCGAGGACAGCATTATTACTGCCTGTTCCGTGGTAGGCGGCATTGCGTTTTCTGAATAGTAATTCTCGGGCAAATGCTGATAGCTTTCAGCGTACGAAACAGCGGCGGTGATGAACCCGCTTATGAGTTCATCGTCCGCTGAGTGTTCAAGTATGAGGTTCTGTTTTACTTTGGTAAGCAGTTCATTCATCATGAACCTGAGCCGGCTTTCATCTTGAGAATCTGCACTGCTTCGGGGAGAATCAGCTTGCCGTCAACGCGCTCCTTTGCCACAAAGCCTACCATGCCGTTGCCTGCGTACAGCTCCTTGAGTTCCGCAAAAGAACGAGTTCCACGGTCGCCGATGTTGTAGTAACTGAAATCGCCGAATGCAATTACGGGCTTTCCTGCCGCAATCGTGGGAACATATGGCGAGGTGTAAACCTCATAGCCGAACAGCCTGTCGACCTCGCCTGCCTGGAGGGACGGCTGCCAGAGATACGCGCCGTTATTGTCCTTCAGCTTGCGGAGAGCCGCAATAGTCTGGTCGTTCATGATGAACTTCGCGTTCTTGCGGTAAGGACGTTTGAGGGAGTACACAAGGTTGATAATTTCATCAGCAGTTATCGCAGTTGCGCTCGCCGCAGTAACAGCGACCTCGCCGCCGCCCTTATCGGAGAAAAGTCCGAGGGGCTTGCCAATCCCATCGCCGTTGAGGAAAGCGTCCTCCTCCGCATTGGACAACGCCTTGCCAAACTGCTCAATTATGTAGCTTTCAAGTCCGAAAGCGTTGTCGTAGAGCAACTCCTCGGTTACCTTAACCGCAACGTGCAGCTTGTGCGCGTCAAGGTTGATCTGCGCAAAGGTCGCGTCACCGAAAGACAGCGCGCCGCCCTCGTCAATCCACGCTGCGGCGGGCTTGGTTGCCGCAATATTTATCTTGTGTTCGCCGCTGGTGGTGATGGTGTGACCCAGCTTTCGCATGATGTTCTCCTCGGTCAGCGTGTCGATAAGGCGGCTGTCGTACTCATCGGGAACAAGGTAACCGCCGTTAGCGTCAACACCCTCGGAGAGCACATCGGAAACCTGTCTGAAATTCGTGCGGAGAGCGTTCAGCATTGCCGCCCTGTACTCATCACTTGCTCTGCCGGACTTGGGCTTGTCGCCGTTCAGCGGCTTTGCGGTGAGGGGTACTGACGTAGGCTTGGAAAGCTGTGCGTCCATAGCCGCCATCTGCTCCATGCGCTCGATTTCAGCGCCGTAGTCTTTAATCTTCTGTTCCATTTCGGAATAAGAAACGGCGTCCTCTGCGGACAGAAGTCCGTCCTTGTCGCGCTTGGTTTCTACGAAAGCCTTTGCGGCTTCCCATGCCTTGTTGCGCTTTTCGCGCAGTTCAATAATAGTCATGTGTTACCTCCAATTTCTGATTAAATCAAGCCGGGAAAATAAATCCTCGGCTTTTGTCTTGTGTTCGATTTTCGGCGCTATATGGCACTTTTCAGCGATTCTTCCCATAAGAGAATTAACCACCTGTGCTTCTGAATACATCAGAGCGTTAGCGGGCTGTTCCTCCATAGGTTCTTCACGGGCAAGAATACCGTCCGCAAAGCCGAGTTCCACCGCTTTGTTTGCGTTCATCCATGTTTCTGCGTCCATGAGGTGCGAGATTTTCGCGCGGCTCATGCCGGTCTTGATTTCGTAAGCGTTCATAATGCTCTCCTTGACCTCGGCAAGCATATCTATCGCCTTGTGCATTTCAGCTGTGTCACCCATAGCAACCGTCATAGGGTTGTGTATCATCAGCATTGAAACAGGGGACATCAAAACCTTGTTTCCCGCCATTGCAATAACCGAAGCAGCACTTGCGGCTATGCCGTCAATCTTCACCGTAACGTTTTCCTTGTAGTCCATCAGCATATTGTAAATCTGCGCTGCCGCCACGCAGTCGCCGCCGGGTGAGTTAATCCAGACGGTAATATCTCCGCTGCCGGACAACAGTTCCTCCTTGAAAAGCTGCGGTGTGACGTCATCATCAAACCAGCTTTCATCGGCGATAGTGCCGTTGAGGAACAGCGTTCTCTCCGGGTTCTGCTCCTGCGTTTCCTCGTTCTTCACTATCCTGTTCGTCCATTTCCAGAACTTCTTCATCGGAATCCTCCTTTCCGCTGCCTGCCGCAAAGATACCTGCGTCAGCCAACTTAGTCATGTTGCCGTTTATGAGATAAAGGTCGCCGCCGTCCTCGGCAGGAATACGGTCGAGGTTTTCAAGCTCCCGAATGTCGTTTGCGGACATCCAACCGTTCTGCCTTGCTGTAGCGTACCCGCTCATGCGGCTTGCGTAGTCGCCGCGGAGCAGACCGTCAACATTGAATTTAATGAAATATTCCTGCTTTTCGCTTGGAGTAAGCAGGGAGCGCATCATACTCTGTTCCCACCGCACAAGCCAGGGTTCGAGGGTGTATTTCACGAATTCAAGCGACTGCTGCTCAATATTAGAAAAGCTCGATTTTTCAAGGTCACCGACCATGTGGGGCGGAACTCTGAAAATTCGGGCTATCTCGTTTATCTGAAATTTTCGTGTTTCAAGGAACTGCGCTTGTTCAGGCGAAATGCTGATGGGAGTGTATTTCATGCCCTCCTCAAGCACTGCGACCTTTCCGCTGTTGGAACTACCGCCGAACTGCGACTGCCACGCTTCACGAACCTTTGTCGGGTCCTTTATTGTTCCCGGGTGTTCAAGCACGCCGCTTGGCGCTGCGCCGTTTGCGAAGAACTTAGCGCCGAACTCCTCGGTCGCAATTGCAAGCCCGATAGCGTTCTTCGCCATTGCAATCGGCGAGTAACCAACAAGCCCGTCAAAACCAAGTCCGGGAATGTGCAGAACATCGCCCGGCGAAAGAATTACCTCATATTCCTTACTGCGGATTGCTTCATCAGAACCACGATAGTATTTGTAGTACAGCTTTCCGTTGGAATCACGGTCAACCGTCATTCTGTTCGGCATAAGCGGGTACAGAGCAATGACCTCGCCCTTTCCGTTGCGGATAATCTGCGCGTATGCGTTGCCCCAGAGGAGCAGGTGCGTCATAAGCGTTTCACGGAAAACAAACGAGGTCATTTCGGGATTGGGTTCATCATGGAGCAGGCGGTAAAGCGAGTGCGTGACCGCTTTTTCCTTGCCGCCGTCCGAACGATACTTGTAGACGTGCAGCGGTAATCCCGCCACAGCTTCCGACAGCACTCTAACGCAGGAATACACGGCGGTCATCTGCATTGCGGAGCGCTCGGTGACGTTCTTTCCTGCGGTAGAACTGCCCATGTAAAAGCGGTATGCGCTGCCGGCTGTGCTGTTTTTAGGCTTGTCCCTTGAATGGAATAAGCTGCTGAAAATCTTCATGTAGTCAGTCCTTTCGTAAAATGGGCATAAGAAAAGCACCCGCCATTGCTGACAGATGCTTAACAATTATTCTGTTATGTTATATAAACTTTTTCATCACGCGGGTATAATCTCGCTTTGCGTTGAAAACCGCATTAACGTATACCGTGTTTTCTTCCTTGACATAATAATAAAACATGAGGTAATTATCATGAATAAGAAAACGATATCCGTTACTCACAAGAACCCTATCCTTGGGTAGCGAGCCGCTTTCCGGCAGTATTTCGAGATTTTTGCATTTTTCTCTTAGCTTGTTTACAAAACGGATCGCAATATTCTTATCCATTGACTGCTTAGCAATATAAAAGGCTATATCACGAAGATCAACTTCTGCAGTATCAGTGAATATTACTCTGCAATTCATACATCAAGGTTCTCCAGGTCGTTTAATAAATCGTTGAATACATCATCAGCGCTGTGGACTCTTCCAAGCCTTATATCATCCATGCTTTGCGCAAGGTGAGCATACAGAGCAAGTTTTTCTTCAAGCTCGGAAATATAGTGCATTGTCTGCTGATAATCCTCATGGCTAAGAAGTACAGTATCCTCCTTGCCGTTAACCGTGATTGCTACCGGATTATCCCTTGTAAGTGCGGAAATCTGAGCGTAATTAGTGCGAATGTCCTTTGACGGTCTTATTGAAATAGAATTTGTCATAAAAAACACCTCCTATGTTGGTAGTCATATTATATCACAATTATGCTACTTTGTCAATAAGATTATACGCATCAGATAAAAAGTATTCCTCTTTCATCATACACACTAGCTCCGTGGTCGTTCCCACAGCGAATAGCCCGGTCGAGAGCCATAATAGTAGCTACCGCTCCGTCAATCTTTTCTGTGGACTTTTCCTTGTCAGCCTTGATGTTTCCGGCGGGGTCGGTGCGAATGTAGATATTGTCCATATTCCACCGCAGAACCGGGTGACCGCCGTGGGCAATTTTCTGTTCAAGCACCAGTTTCATCAGTTCTTTTGTCGGAGGTGACATATCCTTGAAGCCCTGTCCGAAAGGCACGACTGTAAATCCCATGCCCTCAAGGTTCTGCACCATCTGCACTGCGCCCCATCGGTCGAAAGCTATCTCTCGGATATTGAAGCGCTCTCCGAGCCTTTCAATGAACTGCTCGATAAAACCGTAGTGAACCACGTTGCCCTCGGTGGTCTGGAGATAACCTTGACGCTCCCACACATCATAAGGAACATGGTCACGATTAACACGCAGAGTCAGATTATCCTCGGGGATCCAGAA